CAGGTGCTACAAAAGGACAAATAACTGCAGCTTTCAAAAAGCACAGTAAGTCCAAAAAGAACAACAAAGTATTGTTAACCAATTTTGGAAGGATTGTTGCTTAATGAAAAAAAGTGAAAATAATTGCAAAAAACCGTTTACAAATGCAGAAAAACGGTGTATAATAGATAGTATATAAAAAAATAAGGAGTATTATATTATGAATGACGTGAAAAATCTCAAGCCTCAAACCGAGGTAATCTTAAAGGAACTCGCAACGAGATATCCTGACCAAACCCAATTTAGAAAACAACAAATCGTTGATGTTGGGCTCTCATTTGGCTACAAAGGAAAAGACTACGGTCCTATCTTTGATGCTGACAATAGAGTCAAAATCGGTACTTACGATTTGGCTGGTCTAATCGTACCTCTCAGAGAAGATGAGGTTCAACCCGCTGTACAAGCTGCTCCAATCACTGCAGCTAGAATGGTTCAATCAGTTGTAAATGATGAAAAGACATTTGCTTCAGTTGATAAAACATTCGTACCTTGGGGTAATTACCATGACATCGTAAAGATTGTCAAATCTGGTATGTTCTATCCAACTTACATCAGTGGTCTTTCCGGCAATGGAAAAACCTTCATGGTTGAACAAGCTTGTGCTAAGCTTGGTAGAGAATTCATAAGAGTTCAAATCAATCCTGAAACTGATGAGGATGACTTATTGGGTGGATTTAGACTTGTTAATGGAGAAACCGTATTTGCCAAAGGCCCAGTTCTTAAAGCGATGGAAAATGGTGCTATCCTTCTACTGGACGAGATTGATAGAGCTACAAATAAAATTATGTGTCTACAAGGAATCCTCGAAGGCAAACCTGTTCTGGTTAAAAAGACTGGAGAAGTTGTTAAGCCTGCTGATGGATTTAATGTTATAGCCACAGCCAATACAAAAGGTAAAGGTTCAGACGATGGAAGATTTACAGCAGCTTCAATTATTGATGAAGCTTTCTTGGAAAGGTTTACTGTTTCAGTTGACCAACAGTTTCCATCAATTAACGTGGAAAAGAGAATCGTACTAAAGCACATGGATAAATACATTCCATCAAATGCTAGTGGAGATTTTACTGCCGATGAGTTAGCTCAAAACTTAGTAGTATGGGCTGACATCATAAGAAAAACTTTTTACGATGATGGTGTAGATGAAGTTATTTCAACTAGAAGACTTTGCCATATCGTACAAACATATGCAATCTTCGGAAAGGTTGATAAAGCAATTGACCTATGTATCTCAAGGTTTGATGAAGATACAAAAGCTGCATTCTTGGATTTATATTCCAAAGTCGTAGCCGATGACCCATCAATCCATGGTGCTCCGGAAGTAGAAGAAGTCGATACAGAGGAAGATTTTAATGATACCATCTAATCCAGAGTATTGGAGCTCATCAGATTATATTGATGAGCCATATACTTTAGCAGCACGTATTAAAAAATCTACTACAAGAAATAATACTAAAAAGTTAGAATATTTTTGGGAAATGAATAAACTAGATTTAAATCAACCACTAAACTATTTCTTCGCTATTGAAAATGAAATTTTAAAATTTGGTCAAAGCGATAGAGACACTATTGGTAGGTTAAATAGATATAGACATCAACACCCCAATACGTATATGACTTTAGTGTTTGATGAGTTATATAAAGGTAAAAATCCAAGATTGTATGTCAGATTAGCTGAAGGTAAAATGGTTAATTTTTCATCTGGTAAAGAAATGTGTTATCAAAATACAGCTGATTTAGAAGCAAAACATATTATTAGATATGAAGAAGCCGTTGGAAAAAAACCTAAAGCAAATAGTAAAGTAGGATAAAGATGTTTAATAAAAAAATAAATTACAAATTTAACGAAGGAGCTCTCATCAAAGAGCTCCAGGCGTATATCGATAAAACATACGATGGACACTATTCAAAAAATCAGTTTCAATCAACTGAATTTATATCGGACTGTGGACATGGTATTGGTTTTGCCATTGGTAATATTCTTAAATATGCACAAAGGTATGGTAAAAAAGGAACTCATGATGATTCACGTAAGGATCTGATGAAAGTTTTGCACTATGCAATAATAGCATTAAACGAACATGATAGAATTTAATAGAGAGGACTACAGAACAGAGGCTTTCGAAGAGAGAGTCAAAGCTGAAGCAAAACTAATTCATGGAAAAGAATCTACCAGACATGGAAGGGAATTAGAAGAAGTAGAGAACGACGTAAGAGTTGGTCATTTTGCTGAATGGTTCCTTTTACAACATGAAGGTTGGCAAGACAATGAAGAAACATTTAATGATGTAATCGATCCTGATGGAAATTGGATAGAAGTCAAAGTGACTAAGATACCACAATACGTTCCATCGGTCGTACAACGTTTAAATGAAAGGCATAGGACTTTAACCAAATGGGAAAAGCCTACACCTGATGCAGCGGTTATTTTTATTAATGACCATGAAAATGATAGTCCACATTATAGATTACATTCGTATTACGTATGGAATGGATTTAACTATACTGAAAAAAAGAATGTACATTTACGTGGAACTGTGATATAATAGTATAATTATGGAGAAAAATATGATACTATCTGATGATACACTTAGTGTGTTAAAAAACTTTGCTACAATTAATCCTAACTTGGTATTCAAACCGGGTCAAAGGTTAAGTACCATATCGGAAGCTAAAACAATTATGGCGAAAGCTGAAATTGTTGAAGACTTTCCACAAGAGTTTGGAATATATGATTTAAACGAGTTCTTGTCAGTATATGGTCTTATTGAAAATCCTCAACTTAATTTTGAAGAAAAGTCTGTTTTAATTAGCAATACAGTCGGTGGATGTAAGCTTCCTAATCAGCAAAAGATAAAATACTTCTATGCTGAAAGGGATATTCTCACAACACCGCAAAAAGATATTAGTATGCCAGAAGCTGAAGTTGGTATTAATCTTACTGAAGATGTAATGAATCAAGTAAGAAAAGCTGCAGCTGTTCTCGGTCATACTGAACTAGAACTATCTGGAGAAAATGGAGTTATCACTGCTTCAGTTTCCGATAGTAGAGATGCTACTTCTAACTCGTTTAGTGTTGAAGTAGATAGAGACAATTCATGTAAGAATGAGTTTAATTTTGTAATAAGTATTCCTAACTTGAAACTATTGCCTGGTGATTACTTTGTAAGTATATCATCTAAGCTAATTTCTAACTGGACCAATAGTAATTATCCTATTGAATATTTTATTGCATTAGAGAAAAACTCAGAATTTCATGTATAAATATAATAGTCTAAAACCTATAGGAGGACGTTATGTCAGAAGAAGTGAAAGTAGCTGAAGAAGCAGTTGATGCACCGGTAGAAGGTGGTGAACAGCCTCAACTTTCAATTCAGGATTTAGCAACTGTAGTACAGATAATTGATATCTGTTCTAGACGTGGCGGTTTTGAAGGCCCAGAGCTTGAAGCCGTTGGCGGATTGAGAAATAGAGTGGTAGCATTCGTTAACTCAGTCGCACCTAAAGAAGGTGAAGCGCCAGAGGGAGCAGTCCCTACAGTTGATGAAGCACCTGTTGAAGAAGCAGCTGAATAATGATGAGGGGTGAAACTCCCCTCAATTTTTTAAGGAGTATATTATGGAAACAAGTGAGAGAGCCGACCTACTCAAGGCTTTAAAAAATGGAGTAGTAAAAGTTTCATTCAGAAAAATAGATACAAAGGAACTAAGAATAATGCCTTGTACTCTAAACGAAACTATTTTAAAAGAAAACGAAATAACAACAAAGATAGATTATTCGCCTGATGCCATGGAAGCATTTCCAGTATGGTCATTAGATAAAGATGCTTGGAGGTCTTTTAGATTAGATACAGTTGAAGCTTGGGAGGTACTATAATGCAAGAACACTTATGGGTTGAAAAATATAGGCCGTCTACGCTGTCAGATTGTATACTGCCCTCACAGCTTAAAAAAGATTTTGGTCAAATATTAAAACAAAAGGAACTGCAAAACATGCTCTTAACGGGCACTGCAGGAACCGGAAAAACAACAGTAGCAAAAGCACTGTGTAAAGAGTTAAATTTAGATTATATAATAATCAATGGCTCGGAAGAGTCAGGAATTGATACCCTCAGGAATAAGATTAAGCAATTTGCAAGCTCGGTCAGTTTAGAGGGTGGATACAAGGTGGTTATTTTAGATGAAGCAGACTATCTAAATCCCCAATCCACCCAACCCGCTTTACGTGGATTTATTGAAGAGTTCTCAGCAAACTGTAGGTTTATACTTACGTGTAATTTTAAGAATAGGATAATTGAACCATTACATTCAAGGTGTAGTGTAATTGAGTTTGGTATTCCTAAAGGACAAAAACAAACGATTGCTGCGGGTATGATGGAAAGGCTTGAGCATATACTTACAACTGAAGGCGTAAGTTATGAGCAACCAGTTCTCGCTGAACTGATTATGAAATACTTTCCAGATTTTCGTAGAACAATAAATGAATTACAACGATATGGTGTATCAGGTAGTATTGACTCTGGTATACTTGTCAACGTAAATGATGTTTCAGTTGGAAACCTTATGAGTCATCTTAAGTTAAAAGACTTTCGTAAGATGAGACAATGGGTGGCAGATAATATCGATATCGAACCTGCTGCGATGTTTCGTAAGATATACGATAGTTCAACTGAATATGTTAACCCTCAGTCGATACCTCAACTTATATTGATACTTGCTGATTATCAGTACAAGGACAGCTTTGTGGCTGACCACGAACTCAATATGGTTGCGTGTCTAACTGAAATTATGGCAGGAGTAGAATTTAAATGATGAGTAAAGATATAGAAATAGAAGTTCTTAAGAACAACGTGATGGAATTACAAAAGCAATTACATGATGCGCAAGTACGGATTACTGAGTTGAACGAAGTAGTTAAAAAACAGCAATCACAATTGAGTAGTTATAAAAATGAATCCCTTTGAATATATTAAATCAATCAATGATACTAAGAAAGATATCATGGTTGATGATGTAGCTGAAAAAGGGTACACTCCTTTTATAATCAATAGGAACTTTTCGTTTTTTAACGATACTGTGCTATATGCTAACGAAATGAACCGTTATCATCACCTAGACCATCGCCTTCAATTCGATTTTTTTATAAATATAATTAAGAAAAAGAAAAGATGGTCTAAGTGGATAAAGCCACAGGACATCGATAACCTAGAACTCATTAAACAACATTATGGGTATAGCAACGATAAAGCTAAATCCGTTTTAGAATTATTTAATAATGCACAAATAGAAGAGTTGAAAAGAAAAGGATTGAAAGGTGGAAGAACAAAATAACGAAATCAAGAATTGGGTTCCGGCTGATATGTTAGAAGTAACGTTGAATGAGCCCGATGACTTTCTCAAAATCAGAGAAACTTTAACACGAATTGGAGTAGCCTCAAGAAAGGACAACAAACTATTCCAATCATGTCACATCTTGCATAAGCAAGGTAGATATTTTATTGTACATTTTAAGGAACTATTTTTATTAGATGGTAAGCCATCAAACCTTATAGAAAATGATGTACAACGTAGAAATACAATCGCAACTCTACTAGCCGATTGGGGACTTATTAATATAGTTAACCCAGAGGTAGCAAAAGATTTAGCGCCATTGAGACAAATCAAGGTGATTCCTTTTAAGGAAAAAACTCAATGGGAGCTGTGCCCTAAATACAATATAGGAAACAGCAATAATGGAGAAAAAAATTAAAAGAGCCTGGAAAGATTTTCATAAACTTATGAAAGCAGGCAGAATAAACAAAGTAGTTAAATTGTTTAACATGCAAACTACTAAATGAATTTATTTAAACTGGCGTAACAACTAGTATAAATATAATCGAGGAATGCGGTATTGGACCGGTTCCCACAACCTTGCTATTATAGGAGGAAATAAAAATGGTAAGAAATAACTTGAACGTGCCTCGTTCACTATTCGTCGGATTTGATACTTTATTCGAAGACTTAGAAAGGATTCATCAAAGTGCCAGGTCTGGAACAGATAATTATCCACCACACAATATAGTTAAAATCGATGAAGAGAAATTCTTAATCGAGTTAGCTGTAGCTGGATTCAAAGAAGGTGACATCAATGTAGAAGTCAAAGATGGCATCCTAAAGGTCTCTGGTGAGATGGGTAAAGATGAGCGAGACTTTGCATTTAAAGGTATATCGTCCCGCAAATTCGAGAAATCTTTTCGACTCTCAGAATTTGTTGTAATCGACGGTGCTGATTTGACGGATGGAATACTAGTAGTGTATGCTAGAGTAGAACTTCCAGAAGAGAAGCGTCCTAGAAAGATCGAAATAGGGTCTGCTGGGGCATCAAAGAAAAAGCAATATTTGAAAGGCTAGTATCAGCGAAAACCCAGTAGGTATGTAATAAACAAATTTACTGGAGAACAAAATGAAATCAATCTTAATCCTAATGGATAAGTATGATGACGTTGGTAAGACCCTCATAGATTTTTTAGAGATGACGGCAATAATGGTAGGAATCTTAGGATTAGCACCTGCTTTAATGTGGTTATCAACTGTAAATCTCTAGGGTCAACAATAATCATGCGGGGGAGGGAAACTTCCCCCACACTTTTTTTTAAAAAAACAGTGTACTTTTGCCGTGAACTGTGATATAATATACATGTTATGAAGTTTTATACTAATGTAAGTCGTTATGGTAATATGATACTCCTCCGTGGGTATGACCACAATAAACGAATCTCAGAAAAAATTAAATACGAACCCTCACTATTCGTGAGTACGAATCGTCCTACAAATTGGAAAGCCTTGGATGGTACTCCAGTTGGTAAGATGAGTTTTGACTCTATGCGATCTGCAAATGAATGGGTTCAAACGAACAAACACACCGCCGGGCTCCATATCTTTGGAAACACTCGATATATTTCGGCTTTCATCAATGACCATTTTCCAGGTCAAATCGAATTCGATCGTAACAAAGTAAATGTCACTACGATTGATATCGAGGTTGCGTCGGATGATGGCTTCCCCGAGCCAGACAAAGCTGATAATCAAATCACTGCGATTACGATTAAAAATAATATCGACAATACATATTATGTGTGGGGTCTCGGCACCTATGACGTAAGCAAATCATTAATGAAAACCAACCGGGTAGTTTATAAAAGCTACGAATCCGAGGCTGACCTCTTGGTCAACTTCATAACACATTGGTCCTCAGGTTCTCACTCACCAGATGTGGTGACCGGTTGGAATACTAGGTTCTTTGATATACCTTACCTCGTAAACAGAATACATAAACTTCTTGGTGAGCCATACGTAAAAAGGCTATCACCTTGGAGTATGATTGAACGTAGAGAAATAACTACGATGGGTAGAACTCAAACTGCCTACGAACTCAAAGGTATTTCTAATTTAGATTACCTTGACCTATTTAAAAAGTTTGGATATTCTTATGGTCCTCAGGAATCTTATAAGTTGGACCACATTGCTCATGTAGTACTTGGAGAGAAGAAACTATCCTACGAAGAGTATGGCTCTTTGCATACCTTATATCAACATAACTTCCAAAAATTTATTGACTATAATATAAAGGACGTTGAGTTGGTCGACAGGATCGAAGATAAACTTGGTTTAATTACTCTTTGTTTAACTATGGCATACAAAGGTGGAGTGAACTACAATGACACGTTTGGCACCACAGCAATCTGGGATACGATTATCTTTAGGAAACTATATGAACATAATATTATAATACCATTTGCTGAGGATAAAACTAAAACGTTCTATCCTGGCGGTTTTGTAAAAGAACCTCAAGTTGGAATACATAATCACATGGTTAGTTTTGATTTAAACTCTCTATATCCTTCTATTATTATGCAATACAATATGTCACCTGAGACAATATTGAATGGAAGGGTAAGTAAAGTTGATATTGAAGATATGCTAGCAAATCCAAATGTACAAATGGAAAAGTTTGAAGGTGAGTGTGTAGCTGCAAATGGCCAACACTTCACAACTAAGAAAGTTGGAATACTTCCAATGATTATTGATGAGATGTATAATGAAAGGGTAGGAATCAAAAAGCAAATGATTGATGCTCAAAATGAAAAGGAAAAGGTGGATAAAGATGATAAACAAAAACTATACCAAATCGAAAGGGATATTGCAATTGCCGAGAACAGACAGGTTGCTATTAAAATCCTGCTTAATTCTCTCTATGGTGCTCTTGGCAACAGATATTTTCGTTTCTTCGACCAACGAATCGCTGAAGCAATTACCCTTACCGGACAGCTTACAATACGATGGGCCGAATATGCACTTAACTCCTACCTTAATCGAGTGCTCAAAACGAATACAAGAAAAGACTATGTCGTTGCCATCGATACAGATAGTTTGTATGTACGCCTAGGAGATGTAATCGATCAGTTTAAACCTGAGAATCCTATTGACTTCTTAGATAAAGTTGCTAATGAAATGCTTGAGCCTGAACTGGCTAAATCCTACGATAACTTATTTGATATTCTTGGTGGTGTATCAAATCGCATGGTTATGAAAAGGGAAGCTATAGCTGATAGAGGAATATGGACAGCCAAAAAACGCTACATCTTAAACGTACATGACAACGAGGGTGTAAGATATAAAACGCCTAAGTTAAAAATCATGGGAATTGAAGCAATCAAATCTAGTACACCTGAACCATGCCGAGAAGCATTGAAAGCTTTGTTCAAGGTAATCATCCAAAAAGATGAAAAGGAAACTCAACAGGCAATCGAACAATTTAAAAATCATTTCAAAACATTACCACCCGATGAAATTGCATTCCCACGTGGAGTCACAAAGGTTCGTGAGTTCAAGGATGCAAATAGTATCTATAAAAAAGGTACGCCTATGCACGTACGCGGGTCATTACTATTCAATCATCAAGTTAATAACTTATCGCTACAAAAGAAATATCCTTACATTCAAAATGGCGATAAAATCAAGTTCGTATACTTACGCATTCCAAATCCAATTCATGAGAATGTTATTGCTTTCTCTGATTACTTACCCGATGAATTTGGATTACATAAGTACATTGATTACGATACACAATTTAAAAAGACATTCCTTGACCCAATCGAACCTGTGTTGCAAGCAGTTGGTTGGAAGCATGAGGAAGTAGCAAGCTTGGAGGATTTCTTTGGCTAGGATATTAGTTGTAGGACAGAAACCAGGTTTAGTAGATAAATCTAAATCAGTCACGTGGAATCGTGTAAGTGGTTGGATTAAAGAAGATTATGATTGGACTAATATATATGACTTAGAAGATAAGGTTATATTTACTGTAGAACAGTCGTATAAATACTCTCACATAGTGGCTTTAGGAAATGTAGCCTCTGAATATCTAAACAGATTAGGTGTTGAACATTGTAAGATACCACATCCAAGTAGATTGAACAGGCAATGGAACAATCCACAAACTGAGATTGATACTGTAAATAAATTAAATAGCTATTTACATTTGCACAGAAATGTGTTATAATATACCAAGAGGAAAAAAATATGGAATATAAATTAGTAAGATTAAGTAATGGAGAAGAAGTTATTGGTCAAGTGACTGAAACTGAAAATCAAATTACTATTGAAAATGGTCATGCTTTATTTGCACCGGAACCTGGTAAGATTGGATTCATTCCTTTTATGCCATATACCAAAGCAAAGAATGGTGTGTCAATTGATAAACAATTTGTTATGTTTATTGTTGAGCCTTTGGATTCATTAGTGGACCAAGTAAAAGGCGTTGGCTCTAAAATCATGACACCTAAAAAGGACATTATAGTATGAGCAAAGACTGGGTAAAAGATATTCATGACATGCAAACCAAGTATCAAACTCGTGATTGGGTTGATGCTAATCCAGAAAAACTAAGAGAGTTTCTTAAGTTTAGAATTGAATTTTTACAGGAAGAGTTGGATGAAACCCAGGCAGCTTACAGGCGTAAAGATGCTGAAGAGATTGTTGATGGTCTCATTGATTTGTGTGTTGTTGCTATTGGTACACTCGATGCTTATGGTGTTGACCCATACAAAGCTTGGGATGAAGTACTAAAAGCTAATATGCAAAAGTATGTAGGAATAAAAGAATCAAGACCAAACCCACTTGGAGTACCTGATTTGGCAAAGCCAGAAGATTGGGAAGCACCAAGTCATATAGGAAATCATGGTAAGCTTAACGATATTTGATAACATATACGATAACAAAACTCATAAGAGAATGGATTATAGTTCTTTTGATGAGTTTGCTGGTGTGTTATATAAGTTAGCTAGTGATGATAAGTATCCTACAAAACAAGAAGCTCCTCTCATATCACCTGCCACATATGAACCAAATACAACAAGAGCAAATGATAATGTTGTTGGTTGGGGTGGCTGGGCAGCTTTAGATGTTGATACGTTCCAAGGTGATATAAGAACAATTGAAAAAACTTATCCTGACTATAAGTATATTTGCTATTCAACAGCATCATCTACAAAAGAGTCACCAAAGTTTCGTTTAGTATTTGATTTAAAATATCCAGTTCTCAAAGATGATATCAAACACTTTTGGTATGCTTTAAATAAAGAGTTCTTGGAAGTATCCGATGCTCAAACAAAAGATTTATCTCGTATGTATTATATTCCTAATCAATATAAAGATGCTTTTAATTTTATCTTTACTCATGAAGGAAAACAAATGGACCCAATAGAAATAATGGGTAAGCATCCATACGTAAACAGACAGGAAGGATTTTTCAATAGATTACCTGATGCAATACAAAAAGGATTAATCGAACATAGAAAAAATCAATTAAATAATACTAACTACTCTTGGAATAATTATGATGATTGTCCATTTGTTAATCGTAAACAGATTGAAGAATACAAATCGATATCTGATACAGGTTGGTATGCAAAACTATATCAAATCATGGTTAGTACTGCTGGTAACGCAATGTCAAAAGGTTATCCAATCACAGCAAAAGAGATTGAATACTTATGCAGACAACTGGATTCAGACACTGGCAACTGGTATGCTAAAAGAGATATAGAAAAAGAAGCAGAACGAGCTATAGAGTTCGTATTTAGAAATAACATATAGGATTTATTATGGATAGAGAATTACATCATCAGTATCAACAAGGAAATAGAATGGCAAAAGTTTATTTGGCTAAGAATGGATGGGAAGTCGATTTATTTGAAGGTACTGATTTTGAAGCAACAACAAAACTACATGACTACTCAGAACTATATGCTGAAAATACAGCTGAAAACTGGGTACAAGGAATGTCAATTCCTATTAAAAATGTTAGAGAAAAATAAGTTTACATTTGCAATGAAATGTGATATAATAGATAATTATGGAGTAAATTATGAAAGAAAGTATGAAAGTCCTGCAAGAATGTGCAGAGCTACAAGCTAGAAAATCTCAAGATTACCAAAGTGATAAGAGTACAATAACACAAGCGATGCATTATCGTAGAGGTATTGATACTTTACATGATGCATGTTTAGGTAAACTAATACGTGCCACATCTTTGCTTGAGTCAGGTAAAGAACCAAACTTTGAATCCCTGGAAGATTCATACAAAGACTTAATCAATTATGCATCATTTTGTGTAGCATATCTTCGTGGTAAAATGGAAGGCCAAGACCCTAGTAGAGATATGTTCAATCAACCGGTGAATAATGATGAAAGTAGCTGATATAAGAAAACATTTTATTAGTGAGTTAGAAAAAGAAAACTTTACTACCGATAAGACTGGTGCAAAAACAATTGAAATGATTGGTGCATCATTTGTTGCTGATGAAGAATCAATATTCGGCAAACCCAATGAAGATTATATTAAAGCTGAAATCAATTGGTATAAATCTAGGTCAACAAACATTACTGATATCTATCCCGAAGGAGATAGAGAACCACCTCAAGCTTGGCAGTATTCTGCTAATGTACATGGTGAAATCAATTCTAATTATGGTCATCTAATCTATGGTAAGAAGTATTTCAAACAATACGATAAAGTTTTAAGAGAACTAACTGATAATCCAGACTCACGTAGAGCATCAATGATTTATCAAAGGCCAAGTATCTGGCATGAGTATAAAGAAAATGATAAGAATGATTTTATATGTACTAACGCTGTGACATATTATATTCGTGATGAACAGTTGCATTGTGTAGTTCAAATGAGAAGTAATGATGTAGTGTTTGGTTATAAGAATGATTATGCTTGGCAAAAGTATGTATTGGAACAACTTGAAAAAGCTTTATATTTTGGTGGACATCCTTTAAAATCTGGTGGTAATATCTATTGGCAAGTTCAAAACTTACATGTTTATGAGAGGCACTTCGATCTTGTTAAATAAGTGGGATAAAAGATTTCTTGGTATTGCATATGAAATATCTACATGGAGTAAAGACCCAAGTAGAAAAATAGGTGCTATCGCTGTACGAGATAGAAAAATACTAGCTACAGGTTATAATGGATTTCCTAAAGGTATTGAAGATACTGAAGAAAGATATAACGATAGAGAAACAAAATATCAATATGTGGTACATGCTGAAATGAATTGCATATATAACGCAGCTGAGAATGGAATATCATTAAGAGATTCGACACTTTACATATATGGTTTACCAGTTTGTGGTGATTGTGCTTTAGGTATTATACAAGCTGGAGTATCAAGAGTGGTTGCTGTATCAGAAGGAACTCCAGACAGATGGGTCGAAGCAATAGGAAAAACAAATGAAATATTTAAAGAGGCAGGAGTAGATTATGACTTCACAGAAGTTTAGTCCAGAAGAAATAGAAAATTCTAAACGTATATATAAAAGTGCAACTCCAAAATATACAGTTGATTGGTATGTAAAATGGATAGCATCAGCATTCGTACTTGTTGCTATGTCAATGAGAGGAATACCTGATTTTCAATTTTACGATTTAGTGTTATCAATTATTGGAATATTCTTATGGTTAATCGTATCAGTTATTTGGAGAGACAGAGCACTTATTATGTTAAACGGAATAGGATTAGCATTGTTAATTAGAAATTTAATTGAGTTCCTTTGGTTATGAAAATAGTTATACCTACATATAAAAGACCTGATGGTAAAATAGATGCATTGGAAAATGGATGGATTCCTGAAAGTTTTTACAAAAGAGTTTACGTTTGTATCAGAAGAGAAGTATCTGAAATGGAACGTTATAAAAGTATTCCACTTGATTACCCAGGCGTAGAAGTAGTTCCACTTAACGTACCTAAAGATTCAGGCATACCAGAAAAAAGACATGCGATATGTGAACATTTTGCTGGTGAAAAGATTTGGATGATGGATGATGATATAAAGATAGTACCTTGTCATATTACAGAAGAAAAGGATTATGTAATTAAAGAGAAAGAACTATCAGAAGATTCGTTCTATGAACTAATAAATTATTCAATTGGATTACTTGAAGATATGCCATTTGGTGTAATCGCAACTGCAACATTTCCAAAAGGTAAAGATATATTTCCCATAGGATTAAATCGTTGGGGTGCTTTTAGTTCTTTTATTAATTTAGAAAAACTTACAGCTGATGATTTGGGTTATACTAAAGTAAGATACTACGAAGATATAGCAGCATTTTGTGGAGCTATTGAAAAAGGATATAATAATTTCTTTATTACTAAATGGCAACTAATTATTGGAAAAGAAAAAGAAGGCGGTAACGCGTCCGCACGTAAGGCAGACGTGATGCAACAAGCTGCTTATGACTTACATAATCTATATCCAAGACACATTACACTTGTCAATCTTAAAGACAAAACACACAATAGAAAAATCAACCTAAAGGTTATACCAAAAGGTGTACCTAAGCACGTGAAAGATTTAGAAAAAAACAGTGTACAAATCACTGATTTTATGATATAATATAACTAATATATGAAAATTGCAATAGTATTTGGAAAAGGCCTGGATGGCTGCGGAGTAGAAAAGTTTGGATATGAATTCCAAAGATATATGCCTGATGATGTGGACGTATATGATTTACAAGAACGTGGATTTACTCGCTCAGGTGGACATATAAAAGATTCCATCTCATTCAAAGCTGAAGAAATACCTGAGGTAGCTAAAAAGTTAAATGACAATTATGATATTGTTATGCTTAATTCTTATCCAAGTCCATTACACAAACAAACAACAGTTAAAAGTTTCTTTGAAGATTTAGTTCTTAAAATAGAGAAACCAATTCTTGTTGGTATGATGCATGAGATTAAAAGAATGAATTTTGATAGAATACCAATGCACATACCTATTGCAAATGCATGTGATATTATATTTAACTTCTCAACAGAAACATCTTACGCAAAAGATATATCAAGTATTCTAACTGATAAGAAACTTGGCGAAAGGATTGCTCGTATGAAATTACCATTTACTGTTTCTGATTACGAGAAGTATTGGGTTCCATTTAAAGATAAAAGAAGAAGTTGTATATACGCAAGTCGTTGGACAACTATGAAGGACCCAAAAAGAATGGTTGAAATGTTTAACTTAGATAAAGATTTCCATTATTCTATTCATGGTATTGAAAGGTCTATTGGTGCTAAGTTTGATATTATTGATATCACTAACTGGACAGATAAGTTTAATGGTTATAATTATGATAGTGATATATGTGAAAGCTTTGGTCCTTATGAATATGAAGATGGTATGAACCTAATATCAAACTCATTGTTTGGTTATAGTGGTTATAACCTTCCAAAGGAAAGACACAACTATGGTGATAGGTTTGAATATGCTCAAATGGAAATAATTGCTGTAGGTACAGTTCCAGTATTTGATAAAGATTATGGTGAAAATAATATCGATGAAAAGGGTAAAGCATTTATAAAGAATGATATTGCCATTTGGTCAGATAGAAATAATCTAGAAGAAACCAGAGATAGAATTCATGAGTTAGCAAATAATGAAATGTTATATGCCAACTATTTGGCGGACGGTATTGAGTTCCTCTATCAGGAAGCTGATGCATCTAATGTAATACCACCTATGTTAAAACATATAGAGACAGTTGGAAAGCAAACAGACAAAATGTCAGTGACTCAATTACTTGAAAAATGCTTTGGAATAACTTCTATAGATACTTTCATGGATATTTTTAATAATCACATCCCAGCATTTGGAGCAAAAGAAGTTATAGAACAACAATTAAGTTATTTCGAAAAGAAGAAAAGAATTGTACATACTAAGATGAAAGATTTAAATACAACTAGTTTGGAGGATTTCTTTGGATAAGAAAAAAACAATAGTAATCGATATAGATGATACGATTTGTTTTACAAATCACAACTATCAAGATGCACAACAAAAATATGGAAACGCACTACCTAATAATAAGGTAATCAAAGGTATGAGAGTACTTAAGAATTTAGGGTTCCATATTATTTTATTAACTGCCAGAAGAATGTTAACACATAATGGCGATATAGAGAAAATCATAGAAGATGTAGGTAAGATAACAACCGATTGGTTGGAAAGATATGATGTACCATACGATGAATTAGTATGGGGTAAACCTTACTCAGGAACATATTACGTAGATGATAAAGCAATGAACTTGGAGGAATTTGTTAAATGGACAAACAAAATGGATTCAATTTAGTTATCCCTGCTGCAGGAGCAGCAACAAGACTAAGACCTCTATCTTCTGGCACGTCGAAGGTTATGGTACGTGTAAATGGTAAACCTTGCCTAGACTATATAATAGAGGCAGTCAATGGCAGCGTTGATGAAATAGTCGTGGTTGATGGAAAGTATACGGATATCCGAGAGTATTGTGCTGTAAAACATCCCAAGGTAAGGTTTGCTAATCAACCATCTTTTGATGGACCAAGAGATGCAATTAAGATTGGAATAAACGCATTGACCAATCCATTAAAACCAGTTGTTGTATGGTTAGGTGATGCGATTATATTAGAAAAAGATATGCCATTGGGTACAAACTTTTTACTTACAAAAGAAGTTGATAATCAATCAGCTTGGTGTATGTGGGATGGTACTAAATATTATAATAAACCAGAAAAGCCAATACCAAATGCAAATGCTTTAGTTGGCCTATATTCATTTAGCGAAGGTATGAGAGCTAAACAGGCTTTCAATGAAAGTAGGGCCTACGATATCTCAGGTGCACTAGAACTTTATGGAAACTTTAGCCAATATATTACTAAGGAATGGTACGACATAGGTGATCTGCCAACATACTATAAAACCTGTGCATCGCTATTGAATAGAAAAGCAAGAGCATTTAATAATTTGGAATTTAATCCAGAGCTTGGAACCATTACAAAATTACCAGATTATCATGATAAACATTCAAGGGAAACATTACAAAACGAAAAGTATTGGTATAAATGTTTAAACGATGAGCAATCAATGTTCGTACCAAGAATATTAAAACATCCAACTCAATTAATTATGTCATATGAAAGTGGTACATTACTTAGTGATTTGATGTTATATGAAAATATGCCTGAGTCACATTGGGATTATATTATGGATAGAATATTTAGAATTAAGTTAAAATATTTTAATAATCCAGTTGAAGATGAAGGATTGATTGATAGCTTTAGTGAGAATTCAAAAAAGATGTGGGTTGATAAAACCGAAGAAAGATTAAATCATGAGTTCTATAATGTAATGGAAGCTTGGAAAGTAGCTCAATTACATGAAATGGCTGAACAAGTTTATCTACACACTTCACCAATAAATGGAATGCATGGTGATTTACATTTAGCAAACATTCTATATAATCAACAAACAGACCAGTTTAAATTATTAGACCCAAGAGGAAAGTATGGTAGTTGGCATGGAACAATGGGTGATAACATATATGACTGGGCTAAGTTAGCTCATGATTGCTACTATGGTTATAACGCTATTGTTGCTGACGTTCCACACAATGAATACGTAAAAGATTTATTTGTAAGAAAGTTAGATGAATATAATCTACCAAAGGACCAAATACTTATGGGTGGATTACTATTACTTGCAACTTGTATACCACTACATTACGATGACGTGGAAAGACAAACAAGAATGTTAACAAAGGTGATGAATGAAATACAGTAGTATTGTACCATTAATAGGTGGTGAAAGCATAGCAGTTATGAATAAACTCAATGGTCAAATGCCAGAGGAAGTTTTATCATATTCAGATTTTGAACCAAACGATTCTCATTATATAAACTACATTAGACAAAAAGGTTGGCAAGGAGATTATATACATTTAGATGAGAACAAAAACCATAAACCAAAGAAAGTAGATATGGTCAATACAGTTTGTCCATGCGCAGGTTTATCCACACTATCAACTCATTCAGCTGCTGATAAACCAGCAAATAATTGGATGTACGAAACAGCACATTATGTTTTAGGTAAAATAGAACCAAGAGTTTTTTGGGGAGAGAATGCACCAAGGTTGGCACAAAAGACCGGTGTACCTGTAGTAGAGAAACTACGAAAAATAGGGGAGCAGTATGGTTATACCTTTGTACTTCTGAAGACCAAATCATTAGTACAAGGGTATAGTCAAATCAGAGATAGAACATTTTATTTCTTTTTTAAAGGGCATCAGGCACCATTATTACCCTATGTAAACCGTTGGCCTAACGAAAGAATTGAATCAGTAATCACCTCTGGGCCTCGATCTGAGGCAGATCCAATGAATTATCTACCAAATCAACATACTCCATCTGATTTGCCCTTCTATAGATACATACTTGAAGAGCTACATGGTGGTATAAACCATAGAGAATTTTACGATACTTTAGAACATTCAAATAATTGTTTTGATTATATTGAAGATAACGATTCATATGATAACCTTTTACCTTGGTTAAAAGAACAAGGACATGAAAGACATTATAATATCATAGATAGAATGAATAAGAAAATAAAGTCAGGTGGTAATGTTATGAGAAGAACTACCACATGGGCTAAGAATTATATTGGAGCTTTTGTAGGTCATTTACCAGTTCAAACATGCCATCCATACGAAGATAGATACTTAACAGTTAGAGAATCAATGAGAATCATGCATTTACCAGAAGACATGAACTTAGTGAGCAATCAAATCAATCATATATGTCAGAACGTACCAGTAAAAACTGCTGAAGATATGGTTGAGAATCTATTAGCTTATTTTGATAACAAAGTAGATTTGATTGAAACACCTTACATGCTTATTGACAATAAAAAAAGAACGTACGAATATGAAAAAAACAGTTTACAATTAACTGATTTTATGTTATAATAGATATACTTATGAAAAATATAGGAGTGAATATATGCCAAGTGTAGATTTAAGACCTCGTAAGAGGCATCCCAAAGATAAACGTCCGGCTAAGCCAATGCCATTTGATGTTGCTTTGAGAAAATTTAAGAAACAATGCGAAAGGGCTGGCATTGTACAAGAAGTTCGTAAAAGAGAATATTACGAAAAGCCTAATCAAAAACGCCAACGTATAAAAAAGGAAGCAATTGCACGTTGGAGAAAAAAAGAAAAAACCATGCAACTTAGACCAGAAAGGAGGTATTAATATGGGCGTAATGGATAAATTAAAAAAGAATAGTAGAGTATCTACAACAGATGTGTTAGCGGATTCAATGCTATTCAAGGATAAAGATGTCATACCGACTAACGTTCCAATGGTGAACGTAGCCTTATCTGGAGATATGGATGGTGGATTATCAAGTGGACTAACCGTTTTAGCTGGTCCATCAAAACATTTTAAAACATCGTTTGCATTACTGATGGGTGCAGCATATTTGGACGAGTACGAAGATGCAGTTATGTTATTCTATGATTCTGAGTTTGGTTCACCACAAAATTATTTTGAATCATTTGGAATTGATACAAGTAGAGTATTACATACACCAATCACTGATGTAGAACAATTAAAATTTGATTTAGTAAATCAATTAGAAGCAATCGATAGAGAAGATAAAGTAGTTATCGTAATAGATTCTATCGGTAATTTAGCAAGTAAAAAAGAGTTAGAAGATGCGCTCAATGAAAAATCTGTTGCGGATATGTCGAGAGCGAAGGCCTTAAAGGGACTGTTCAGAATGGTCACTCCTTATTTAACAATGAAGAACGTCCCTTTACTCGCCGTTAACCATACATACAAGGAAATAGGATTATTCCCAAGAGATGTTGTTGGTGGCGGTACAGGTATTTATTACTCAGCTGATAATATCTGGATTATTGGAAGGCAACAAGTAAAAGCAGGTACTGAAGTATCAGGTTATAACTTTGTAATTAAAGTAGAAAAATCAAGGTTTGTAAAAGAGCAATCCAAGATACCAGTAAGTGTATCATGGGAAGGTGGAATACAACCATACTCTGGATTACTACAAGTTGCTCTTGCTGGTGGGTATGTCACTAAACCAAACGTAGGTTGGTACGCAAGAGTTGATAGAGAAACAGGTGAGGTTGTACAACCAAAGGTAAGAGAAAAAGATACTCTTAATAAAAAGTTCTGGGACCCAATCTTAAAGGATACTGATTTCAAAGAGTTCGTAAAAACTTATTACTCAATAGGTCATAAGCCATTATTGGAAGTTGACCTTGATATTGAAATAGAGGGAGAGTAATGAAAATTGACGAATCACACTACACCTTTGTAGAGAATGCCAATCACCCAATGACTGGTGTTAAATTTGCTAAAGGCAAATACAAGGATGTGATTATGACTTATGGTACTGTAAGTTTTGAAGAAGATACTCAAAACGATCAAGGTAAGCTATCATTCAATTATACAGTGTTAGACCCTGCCGACCATACAGTCGATGAACTAAATGAAGATGAATCGTTTAAAAATTACTTAGGCGATGTACTTAGATATATAATAATGGATTCCCTTGAGTGGGGACAACAAAATAACATAGCGAGGATAGGAATTGGAAACGACGAATCAACTACCAACTCAGATACTGAATCATCTTCTTAATAACGAAGATTTTTGTAGAAGAGTTATACCTTATTTAAAACCCGAATATTTTGAAGGTTCACATAAGAATGTTTTTGATTTAATTGTTAAATTCGTTGCAAAGCATAATCGATTACCAACATCAAAAGTACTTGATTTGGAATTGAGAAAAGTAAATGCTCCAGAAGATATACTTAATAATAGTTCTCATCTCATAGATGCTATAAGAGAAAAATCTGATATTGATACAGAATATCTAATCCAAGAAGCTGAAAAGTGGTGTAAAGAGAAAGCCATATATAATGCTATCATGGAATCAATTCAAATAATCGATGGAAAAGATGACATCAGGTCTGAAGGTGCTATACCTGAATTATTATCTGATGCTCTTGGAGTTTCCTTTGACCAACAAATAGGTCATGATTATATTGATAATAGTGATGAAAGGTTTGACTTTTATAACCATAAGGAAGCAAGAATACCTTTTGATTTAGATTACTTTAATAAAATTACAAAAGGCGGTTTACCAAACAAAACACTTAACATCGCGCTCGCGGGTACGGGTGTGGGTAAATCATTATTCATGTGTCATATGGCAGCATCAGCATTAGAACAAGGTAAGAACGTTTTGTATATCACAATGGAAATGGCTGAAGAAAGAATTGCCGAGAGAGTGGATGCTAATCTAATGAACATTCCAATAGAGCAACTTAGTTCATTACCACAAAAAGTGTTTAATGAAAAGATTGAAAAGATTGCAAAAGGTTCTATTGGAAAACTAATTGTAAAAGAGTATCCAACTGGCTCAGCACATACTGGTCATTTTAGAGCTTTGTTAAATGAATTAAAATTAAAGAAAAACTTTGAACCTGATATGGTTTTTGTAGATTATTTAAATATTTGTTCCTCTAGCCGTATGCGTGGGTTAGGTGGAAGTATAAATACATATAGTTATGTCAAAGCAATAGCTGAAGAGCTACGTGGTTTGGCAGTAGAGTTCAATGTACCAATAGTTTCTGCAACGCAGACAACAAGGGCGGGATATAGTAATACAGACCTTGGACTAGAGGATACATCTGAATCATTTGGTTTACCAGCGACAGCTGATTTAATGTTTGCTCTGATATCAACAGAGGAACTAGATGAGTTAGGTCAAATGATGGTAAAGCAATTGAAAAATAGATATAACGATCCAACCAAATATCGAAGATTCGTTATTGGCATCGATCGTTCCCGCATGAAATTATATGATGTGGAGGAGTCCGCGCAGTCAGATATTATGAATGATATGACTCCGGACAAACCAATAAACAAGTTTGGTGAAAGGGAGAATCCCGATACCTTTGCCGACTTTAAAATATAGGAGAAATGTATGAACATGCTTAGTTCAGTTAAGGATTGGATACTAGCCAGATTTTCCGAAAGGACATCCTGGGACGGAGCTTTACTTGTTGCTATTTCACTATCACTACTTCTTTTAGGAGATTTAGTTTGGTGGGGAGCATGGGTAGGACTCATTTATGGTATTTACACCTTGGTTAAACCACAAGTTTAACATAAAAACTATATAATGTGATGAATGCGGGGTGTAAAAACCCTGCATTTTTTTAAAGAATTATGAAATCATTAGAAGATTATATTGTAGTATTTGACGACGTTTTAGATGAAACCTCGTGTGAAATCTTAATTGATACATATAATAAAAGTCCAAATCATGTAGAGCAAAGAAACGATACTCTCATGAAATTTAATGAAATTAATATATTCGAATCTCCTAAGTTCGAATCATTTAGAGAACTATTTTTATTCAAAGCCAAAAGGATAGCTGAAAGTTATAGAGATTATACAAAAGCTTTTTGGCCACAAGATTTAGCTTATGAAGCTCCAAGAATAAAAAAGTATGAACCAAACGATGGGTACTTTAATTGGCATATTGATTCAGCATCAGCTGAAACAGGTAAAAGATTATTAGTAATGTTTTGGTATTTAAATGATGTCGAAGAAGGCGGACAAACAGAATTTGCTATTGGTGATGAAATAATCAGCAATCCAGCGAAAAGAGGTTCAGTCGTTTGTTTTCCACCTAACTTCTTATATCCTCATAGAGGAGTCACACCTACATCAGGACCTAAGTACGTGATATCATCTTACGTTCAACTACCACCGAAATCTTAGAACGTTACAGGAACGTTACAAGAACGTAACAATTGTGTAAACTTTTAAAAAAACCGTTTACATTTACGTAAAAACGGTGTATAATAGAACTATAATTTAAAAAATAAGGAGTTTTAAATGTCACATCACATAAACCAACAAATCCTCGAAAGACTTTTCGATGAGGTCTCAGAAATGGGTACAGGTTCTATATTAAGAGAATTAGAAGGTGGAATGAAACCAGGTCTTTGCGATTCATTCGACGAAAGAGTTGCTCTTACTGATAGAGACAAAGTTATTGAAAAACTTGTTAATAAAAGATTTGAAGAATTACCTGAGGGCCCTCAATAATGAACAATAAATTTAAAGATTTTATAATTAGGCACGACCTATTAGATTTAGAGTTTCTATTAATATTTATTGGAATGCTAACTATTCCATTTATTGCAGGAAATTAATTGAAAAAAACCGTTTACATTTTCAAAAGAACGTGTTATAATATACATATATTCAAAAAATAAGGAGTTAAATTATGAATAAATTGATAAATGAAATTAACAAAATCGATAACATGAAAGACATGAACAATGTTATCGCTTCACTTAAAATCAGAAGAGCATTTCTGAAAAATGAACTATCTAGAAAAGCCAGAGCAACTTTAAAAGTTGGTGATACAGTTATTTGCAACAGCAAAAATGGAAAAGAAAAAGCTGAAATTCTAGATATCAGACGTTCATGGGCTACAATTCTTATTAACGATACTAGATTCAATGCTCCACTTTCAATCTTGGAGGTGGCGTAATGAAAAATGTTATCCAATTTCCATTAACGGAAAAAAGAAAAAGCCAGCTTAATGCAGAACATAAGCAAAAAGCTAGAGATGAAATTAAAAGAAGATTAGTTGAAAGGAGAGCTTAATGAAAAAATTTATTATGAATCCAATTACTGGAAAAACTGAGGAAATGAAACCAGATGTTTATACAGCTAAGTTCGAACATATTGCTACAACCATCCCTTTAGAAATTGAACTCACTGAACATGAGTTTAAATTACTTACATCAAAGGTCGATATGGATAAAAAGACAGACCAAGCATGGTTAAGCATGTGGTTAAGAGATACAGAAATTAGAACTAACACAGGTCCTGCTGAAGATGACATCGAAGAGTTTTTCAATCAACACTTTTTCGAAGGTGTCTTTTGCAACGGAAGATTAAGGAGTCATTAATGCTAAAAGAAGTTAATTCACATAACGGTGGAGTCCAAAAGGTTTATGAATTTGATAACGGGTATGGTGCTTCAGTTATCATGCATCAAGGTTCTTATGGATTTTCAAAAGGACTATGGGAATTAGCTGTTTTAGAAAATGGAGAGCTTTGTTATGATACACCTATTACTAACGATGTGATAGGTCATTTAAGCGAAGCTGAAGTAAATAAATATCTCAAACAAATAAAGGAGTTATAATGAGAGGTTCACAAAATTACGTGATGACAGCCCACGTTGAATGTGCTGGCGATATGCTTGAGTTGGAAAACATCAGAAAAGCAGTTAAGATTATTAATATGGAAGCTAAAAGAAATGAACAAAGTTCTTATAGAAATCCATTCAATTCGAAGTTTCCTAGGTACAGAGTTAAGTGCCAGGGTAGAGGTCCAAGAGCTTCAGTTGCAAGAGCTGAAGGAAGGCATCCTAGAGCTTATGATAGGTCTTTACCATTAAGCAAAGCGGAGAGATACGATGTCTACATCTACGAACAAAGCTAAAATACCATGTTTCAAAGTAACGTTCTATGATAAACATATTAATAAGATAGAATATACATTTGCTAAATTACAAGAAGCTATTTTATTTCAACTTGGTATGCAGAAAAAAGGATACGATACGAATCTTACAAGAGAATTAATCTAATGGAAATGTTCTTAATTCAACTAGTATGTTTAGGAATACTAATATGGTACTCTAGCAAACGTGCTTATAAGCTAGGTTTAAGAGAAGGTGCTTCCAATACGATAGATAAATTACACGAAGCTAAAATAATTTCCTACGATAATATGGGAAATATTCGTCCTAACCCATTCTTTGACGCATAAACTTGTATAAATAGTTATGATAACTTAATTTATATGGGGACTGTGTTCAATGCAATCATTCAAAAGTTTTATATACGAAGCAAGCTTACAAGGTTCTACCACTAGTTATAGTGGTTCACATGGAGCATTCAAACAATATGTTGAGCTTGGAAAAACAGAAATATTTCAATTAGAAAAACCAGCTGAACTCTATCAAATGGATGGTACACCTATGGATGAAACCTTAAAAAAAGGTACTCAATTAAAAATCATGGATAGAGAAGTTAAATATATTACTAAAGTTGGACGGTCAGATGCTATTAGATGCCAATTAGTTGATAGAAAATATAGAAGATATACTGGTCAAGATTTCTTAATTCATCTAAATAAAATACTCAAACCTAGTGGTAAAAATGTAGAGGTTATGGCTGTTGACCTAAACGATAAAATAAATCCAAATGTATTCAAACCATTTAAAGCAGGCCATGGCCATGAAGGACAGTTTACTGAAGCTTGGATTAAAGGTTCGGGAGATAATTGGCAATTTGAATATAAGGGTAAAGAATATAAAATAACAGAATTACGTGCACCTGAAAAAGATTGGTCTGGTGGTGGTAATCCAAAAACTGATGTGACAGTTGTATTAGATAAAACTTTAGCTGGATTTAAAACCAATATGTTAAAGTACAGTTTAAAATCAATTAATGCTACATACTTTGAAAATTGGATGCTACCAGCAAGATGGGAACAAATATATGGTAAAAAAAGAGCATCAGATTTAATTAATGGTATATTAAAAGAACTAAATGAAACAGGTAAAATTGGTGGTACTACAACTAAAACACCAAATGTTGCTGGCTTTATTGCAAAAAAATTCAACTATGGTCCGCCTTTAAGTACAGCTCAAGCTATGGAAGTATTAACAGGTAATATTAAATTTGGTGTAAATGGAGAAGGTTCAGCCAATATGTTCTATGGTGGTGATGTACCTAAAAAGCCAGATATGATACAACAAATAATAAAAAATTCACACATGGCATCTAAATATGCTGGTAAATTAACTGCTGGGTTATCAATAAGAGGTTCAACAAAACCTGGAAATTATGTAATATGTACAAGAGGTGAAGAAGGAAAGTGGTTTGCAACAGAACAATTTATAAAATTATTTGATATCGATAAAGAGTACCATCGTTCATGAACTTTAAAGGATTCATAAGAGAAGCAAGACTAGATGACCGCCCAGACAGCGCGTTAAAACATTTAGTTTTTAAATCTCAGGATGATTTAAAAAAACCTGATTATGATGATATGGAAATTTGGAAAGATGGTTGGCAAAGAATTATATTACCATCACCTCCAAGAGAAGACAGAGAAATAGATGCTGTAATCGCAGCTGTTGAAGGAGCTACTGACCAACAGAAAAAGGATTACAAAAACTGTGATAAAGATGCATCATACTATATTAAAGAACACATGAGAAAAAATGGTTTAGAGTTTGATGAGGATGTAATAGAATATATTGAGAAACAATGTTCACCAATTATTCGACATTACAAAAATCATTTTAACAGACCTAGACCATATCAAGTAGCAGATTTATATAATAAAGTTTTAAATAGATTTAAAACAGGAACAGCTAAAACACCAGCATATCCATCAGGACACTCTATGCAGCCAATGATAATTGCATTACATTATAGCAAAAAGTATCCTGAGCATAAAGATGAATTAATCCGAGGTGCTAAAATATGTGGATATGGAAGAGTAATAGCTGGTTTACATTACCCATCAGATTATGATGCAGGTATAGAACTTGCTCATAAGATTATGCAATTTATGGATTATGAAAAGTTTTAAAAACCTTAACTACATAACCGAAGCTAAGAATACTCATATGACGCATATTGAGGATTTAATCTTAGACGGTGGAGTTAAGGGGGCTCGCCAAGCTATCCTAGCGCTAAGGTCATTGAGGGATATGTTGAGCGGAAATGCAAAAGCACCTGTGGACATTTCTGTCAAATGGGACGGAGCCCCCGCCGTATTCGCAGGTATAGACCCAGAAGATGGTCAATTCTTTGTAGCCAAAAAAGGTATATTTGCAAAGAATCCAAAAGTTTATAAGAATCATGCTGATATCGATGCTGATACATCAGGTGATTTAAATAAAAAACTAAAACTCGCTTTTGATAATTTAAAGGATGTTGGTATAAGAGGTGTTATACAAGGTGACTTTATGTTTGAAGCAAGTGATTTAAAAGCGGAGAAAATAAATGGAGTTAGACATATTACTTTCCATCCTAATACTATCGTTTATGCTATACCTTTTGGTACGCCATTAGCAAAGAAAATAGCAAAAGCTAAGATAGGAATAGTATGGCATACAATGTATACAGGTACTAAATTTGAAAATATGAAAGCATCCTTTGGTAAATCAATAGCCACAGGATTAAAGAAAACATCTGCAGTTTGGATGGTTGATGCAACATATCCTGATGTTTCAGGTAAAGCTTTACTAGATTCAAGTACAACAAAAGAATTAAATGGTTTACTATCACAAGCAGGTTCAGTATTTAGAAAAGTAGAAGCACCTGTATTAAAAGAATTAGAAAACAATAAAGAATTAAATTTAGTAGTAAACATATATAACAATACAGCTGTGAGAAGAGGTGAAAGAATATCAGATCCTAAGAAACACGCAAAAGGATTAATTAAATTTGTAAATGAAAGATATGCAAAACAAATATCTAAGTTAAAAACACCTAAAGGTAGAGGTAAAAAAGAAGGTGAAAGGGATAAACTATTAGAGTTTTTTTCTGAGAAAAACCTAGGAATCCTTGAACAAGTGTTTATTTTACACACTTTAGTCACAGATGCAAAACTAATTATTATAAATAAACTAAAGACGTTATCAAATATTGATACGTTTGTAAAAACTAAATCCGGGTTTAAAGTCACCGGCCCTGAGGGCTTTGTAGCTATAGACCGTACGGAAGGTGGAGCGGTAAAGTTAGTTGATAGATTAGAATTTTCTACCAATAACTTTTCGCCAGATATTATAAAGGGCTGGGACAATCCTGGCTAATGGGAACCGAGGATATAAATGTCAATAAAATCATTTAGTGACTTTTTAACTGAATCAACGAAAGAAGTCACATTTACATTCGGGAGGTATAACCCTCCAACCATAGGGCATGAAAAGCTCTTTGATGCAGTGAAAAAACAAGCACGTTCTGGTGCTTATCGCATATATACATCCAAGTCACAAGACTCAAAAAAGAATCCATTAGAATTTAAAGATAAAATAAAGTTCGTACGTAAAATGTTTCCTAAACATGCAAGAGCTATTATGGGAGATAAGAACATACGTACAGTATTCGATATAGTCACATTACTCTATGACCAAGGCTTTGTAAAAGTCACAATGGTTGTCGGTTCCGATAGAGTAATAGAATTTGATACACTATTACAGAAGTACAATGGAGAAAAAGGAAGACATGGATTCTATAATTTTGAGCAAATAAACGTAGTTTCCGCAGGTGAACGTGACCCAGATGCTGAAGGAGCATCGGGCATGTCGGCCTCAAAAATGAGAGCATTCGCTCAACAAAACGACCTAGCAGGTTTTGCTAAAGGATTACCGTCCGGCTTTAAGGATACTTCTGGCTTATTCAACGCAGTTAGAAAAGGAATGGGACTCACTGAGTCACGTTCTTTTAGGCAACATATTGAATTACCTCCAGTCTCACAAACTCGTGAAGAGTATATCGAAGGAAGTCTCTTTAAAGTCGGCGACCTTGTTAGAATAAAAGAAAATAACGAAAAAGGGAGAATCATCGTATGCGGTTCGAATTACGTAATGGTAGAAAGCAACGACATAAGAAAAAGATATTGGCTGGACTCCGTAGAGCTCGCAGAAGAGGGTGGAGCAGGAGACTTCGGGACAGCAAAAGCTCTGAATAGATTTCTAAAAGATACTCCTCACTCAGGAATTGTAGGACATCCACACGCTAAAACTAAAAAAGAGAATAAAAAACCACAAAAAAGAAATAAAGCGTACCATAAAGGTTTAGGTCAATCTACACAGGATAAAAGACAAGCACAATTTAATAAACAAACTAAGATGGATGACGATAATCCAGCAGCATATAAACCAGCCCCTGGTGATAAAACTGCAAAGACGAAACCATCTAAGCATACCAAGAAATTTAAACAAATGTACGGTGAAATGGCTGACCATTTAACCTTTGAAGATTTCATGGTAAAAGAAGCTGATACCGATGCAGCTTTAAAGAAAAAGGCGGACAAAAGTGGTATGCCATTAGGTATACTAAAACAAGTTTTTAACAGAGGTGTTGCAGCTTGGAGAACAGGTCATAGACCTGGTACAACTGCAGTACAATGGGGATTAGCAAGAGTTAATTCTTTCGTAACAAAATCATCAGGAACATGGGGTAAAGCCGATAAGGACTTAGCCGCGAAAGTAAGAGGAAAATAAAGATGAAATTTAGACAATTAAGAGAAAAAATGCTTAAGCCAACTTCTCCTAAGATGAAGCTTCAAATGGCTATATCGATTGCTCTCGATATGGGTGGTAATATGACCGGAGCCTATAAAAAAATTGAGAAGATAGAAAAAGGATTAGGTGACCATCCAGCTGTCAAAGCTGCTTTAAGAATTGCAAACGAATCAGTAGATGAAAAAATGTCAGCCGCTGATAAGAAGAAAAGACTTCAAATGATTGCAAGAGCTGTTGAGAAGATGAGAGATAGAGAACTCAAGATGGCTAAGAAAGATGCATTGGCTGCAATCAAAGCATTGGAATCAGT